GTTGGAGAAAACCAAACTTAGATCATTACATTGATTACCTAGAAACTCTCCAAAAGAATAGTTTCTTTGTAACACAAAGGGGTGTACACATGTCATACCGCATTTCATTTCCTGCAATGTGCATGTTAAATGATATCGGACACCAAATGTCCGGTACCCATATATCATGGCATATAACAGGAGATGATAATACCTCGTATTCTATTCGGAAAGAAGAATTACTCAAGATTGGGAAAAATTTAGAGTATCTTTCTTTCATAAATAATACAGAAAAAACAGTGGTACTTCCTCACCGTGGAATACACGCAGAAATAATATTCGACGTGAACTATTCCAAAGAGAAGAAAAAATGGACTATGGAGGTGTTTCCAACACCACATATTAAAGTCCTATTCCCCCCAAAAAAAGGGAACCACTGGCTAACAATGCCAAAACAATGGTTTCAAGAAACAAAAAAGTTTCCTAATATCATGATGAGAGGGATGGAATATATCTACTCCCGCTATCGTAGACATTATTGGGCATTGACTGGACGAGGTATTTCCATTTCGGATGTCGAATCTGGAGAATATATTTTCCCAGTAAAAGTTGACAAACTTATGCTGAGTGGATCGTGTGAAGGTTTATTCACACCTATCGATAATTCTCCATTTACTGCTAACTATCCTATATTAGATGAAAGACCGATCCCGAGAATATCTCGGTTCGAGCCTTATCTAAAGATAGCTCTCCCAACTCTTCTAGACAAAAAGATGTTGGGATACATAGCAGCTGATGAAGTATACATTCCGAATGGACCTGTCGTACCGAATAAAACTCCACCTCTCACAAGTTGGAGAGATATCGTCAATCGGTACAATGACAGAACTGGTGAATACCGGTATAGAAAAATCCTTACCCCGAGGGTCATGACTATAAGTCGTATCCCTACATTGGGAAGTTCAACTGTCCTAAGGACATTCGAACTATGTACTGAATGCTTTATTGAGCTTCAGAAGGAATATGGGCGACCAGATCTTATTATAGATCTGCCGAACGAGGTGAAAGTTCCGGTAGGATTATATCACACTTCCCACTATATCGATGCCTTTCTCCCCACATATGCAAGACACATAGTTCTTGTAACGAGCGGAAAGGGACATTCACCAGATATGTACCTACAAAAAGGTTCTCAATTGATCCAAATTTGGCGAGTGCCAAATGTTGATGAAACAATTATAGCATACGCTAAAAGAGTCCCTCATGTTAAGGTACTTACAGGTGATAAAAGACTCCTGGATAAAATTTAGATGATCC